TATCATGGTAGCAGTTTGCGTTCGCACATCGTTCGGGTCGCACTGTGCTCCTCGGATACTCAGGTCGGATTCGCGTTGGATGTAAGCGTTTAGTAAACACTCCGTACTTTGTAGACACCATTTGTCCCGCAATGTAAAATTGGCTCACCGATTTGCTAAACAACACACACGTCTCTTTGAAACTCACAAGATAGTCTTTGTTGCCCAGGCGGTCAACAATCAGCATAATGAGTTCGCTTGGCAAGTCGCAAATGTTGATAGCGTAGTTCATTGTTTGTTGCTTTTGCTTTTCTCTCTTTGTTCTTTAATCCGACTATAAACAAATGCTGAAAAAAAAGTAATCAATTTTAATAAAGTATAGCAACAATATAAAATAAGTATAAAAAAAGTATTCAAACTTTTAACCAATACCCTTCAAACGGTCCCCGCATCGTTGTGTTTAGTTGTATGCCGTCATGTATTCTTGAAATTCAGTTAGCACCTGCGTTTCCCCCGTATCACAATTGTACCATGTAGAAGACCGACGTTCATTATTAAAGGAGACGTCTACTTGTTGAACTCCGTCACAATAATTTCCATAGTGCTGTGAAGCATTCTTGTTTTTACCCACCAAAACATGTTTCTTGAAGCACTCGCAACAATAGTGAGACATTATCCAATGTGGTTTTCCATTCACCCGCATGGTTGTAATGTTCAACGCCGCCTGCCGATCATTGTGTTCATAACTCATGGACTGGTCCTCCCAGATATACAACACAGCACTTTCAGTATCCTTTACGCACTCTGGATTGATACAGTATGTGCGCTTGGATGGAACGAACTTCTCAAAAAACTCTTGCAGCTGCTGTTTGGCAACCGAAAATGAAACGTGGTCTGTTGTCATAGTGCTTTTGTTCTTTGTTCTTTGTTCTTTGTTCTTTGTTCTTTGTTCTTTGTTCTTTAATCCGACTATAAACAAATGCTGAAAAAAAAGTAATCAATTTTTTAAAAGTATAGCAACATTTTCTATTTAAGTATTGAATAAATGACTGAACTCTTTATAATGGTTTAAGTCTATAGCTCTTGCTTTTTTCAAAGCATTAAATGCCTCTAAACGAGTTAATTTTTCATTTGTTTCAAGATATTCTTCTTGCATTTTTTTCATAAATGTAAGATACTGGTTGGCGTCCTTGGTGTAGGAGTAGTTCCCATCATCGGCAACACGTGTAGCTTTTAATTTACTATATGCATCGCGCCATTTTTCAAATGTAAGTTTAGCGCGCTCTTCATATGCTGATTGTAATGCTAATGCTCTTTCTTTAGCATTATAATTGGCAAGCAACAATTCTTCTTCGTTCTTTTCTTTAGTCGCTTCATTAATAACTTCCTCTTCTTCTTCTTTAATAACATCTACTTCCACTTCTTTAATGATTTCTTCCTCCTCTTCCTCTTCCTCATCCTCTTCTTCTTCTTCATTCAAGAGTTCTTCTTCCTTAATGACTTGAATAAGTTGTTTTACACTTAGCACAATACTTAAAGCTGTGCTATAAATAATAAGGAAACACATAATAACATAACCAATGTTAATTTTTTCATAATCCGAGTTATAAGCATTAGAGGGTTCGTAGGCGCAAGTATGGAATTCCATAATAATCTATTATAATTAGTTCGTTAAGAGAGAAAAAAGTAATCAATTTTTTCTAAACAACTCTTACACAAATATATACTTACATCTTGCATAAGTTATATTTACTTCATCTATATAGTCATAGTTGTGCCTAACATTTCTCAAGTCTCCAACTAAAACAAACTTCTTCAAGCATTCGCTACAATAATGTGTATTAAACTTATATTCTTTTTCATTAATTAAGACTATTGTTTTCTGTAAGGCTAATTGCTTATTATGAACATAATCAGAATTAGTATTGTGATAATGTTTATAAAATACTTCCTCAGTATCATGACAACAATTAATATTAACACAAAATGTTCTTGGTGAAAAATTACTAATTCTATAAGACAACATAAGTTTAGCAATTGACAACTGTGAAACGCTATTATAGTTAGCTACGCACGTCTTTTTAAGCAAAGCAAGATAATAATAATGTTTTACATAACCTATAATAATTTGAATAGTATCAGGAGGTAAGTCGCAAAAAGTGAAAACCATTCTTTTTATACATGTTATTTGAGTACCAAAAAAAAACAATCAATTTTTTTATGTGTTTCACTTTAAAATATAATATTAACTTCTTCAGAGTTCTGAAAGTTTTCTATTACATTTGAGTTAGAACCAACTAGCACAAACTTTTTCAAGCACTCGCAACAATAATGAGATTTAAAATTATAATATTTCGCATTAACTATAATACGTGTACTATTCAACGCATATTGTCTTGAATGTAAGTAGCGACTATAATAATAGTTATGAACAAATGTAAAAACATCATAACTGTCTTCATAACAATCAACATTTATACATAACTCGCGAAAACTAAATTGCCCCAGTTTAGTAGACAACATTAATTTAGCAATAGCAAAAACACTAATAACTTTATCTAGCGTCTTGCACGTTGTTTTAAGTGTGCTAAGAAATTGATAGTCTTTAAGAAGGTAATCAAAAATAAGTTTATTAACATCATTAGGCAATTTATAAATGTCTAAATAAGTACAAACTTGGCAATCGTATATCATTAATAGCAATACTATTGACTACATAGAAAAATAATAAGCATTAACAAATCAATTTTTTTACAAGACTATTAACTTTGTTTATTTAAATAATCTACTGCTTTAAGAATTATTTCTTCTTCAGTATTTAATTTTTGAAATATTATATTTTCATTTAAATATAATGTTATATAATTATGAGCATAACTTTTTAAAACTAATGCTAATCCTTTGTCGTGAATTTTAATATCACACAATAGTGCTCCGTTGGTTATTTTAATAGCATCTATTTTATTTAAATTTATCCATCTTATAGACCTTCCATATTTTAAATCTTTTATATTATCTACATACATATACCCATTTAATTTTTTATGATAACTTTTTAAGTCTTCTCGTTTTAAACCTAGTTCTTGTAATATTTGATTTTTCTTGCGCTTTATTTCCTGAATATTCGTATTTATAATATTTAAATTATCATCGTTTTCAAGTGCTTGTTGAAGGAGTTCAATATCCATACTCTATATATAAAATATTTATAATTTTATATTTTATATATTATATATTATATTTTATATTTTATAATTTTATATTTTATATTTTATATTTTATAATTTTATATTTTATATTTTATATTTTATGTTTTATGATTTTATGATTTTATTCTATAAATATAAAACAATGAACACTTCATTCAAAGACATAACATTCAAAAATAATAATTTATATTATTTCCATTATAAAGTATTTAATTGGGAATTAAGCATTGCTTTAGTGCCTATTGTTTTTATATTAATACTTTATTACAATAATTATATTAAATATGTAAGTTTAATTTTCTTATTAATTGGAATAGTTGGATTAATTGATTCTTTTTACAAAAGCATAAAAGAAAAGTTATTAGGTATTTTTATTTGGGGAGCGCTAATGCATAGTATTGGTTTTTATCCTTTACTAAATACAACAAAATATTTTGAATACAATAATATTATATATATATTTGGACTAATAGCATTAGCAATAGTATATTTTTTACCATATTGGCCTTATGAGGTATCAAGGAAAAATGTATTAATAATAATACTATTATTATTTTCAAGTTATACGTTATATCATAATATTAAATTATGAGGTTTTAATAATAAAAATTGATATGTCATATAAATTATTAAAAATATTAATTAATATTTTCAATGAACCAAACAATTAACTTTGACAAATATATTAGTCAAATTATAACTATTCAAAAATATGCGCGCGCGTTTTTGAAAAGAAAATGTATTTTAATTCCACAATCGTATTATCAAACAAAAGCGTGGCGCAAAACTAGAACATGGTATAAAGGCGGAAAATCAAATGAATGTGAAAAATATCAAATTGCGTTAATTGAAAAAATTACAGGAACTATTTTAAAGAAGACACACACTAGAATTAATATGGAAACTTATGGAATTACTAGTACTAGTCGTCCAATGAAAAATAGCGATGGTTATGAATATACAGAAAATTTTGATGGATTGTTAATTAAAGGTACCAATAAATATTATTATAATCTTAAATTTGTATGCGACGCGGGCGGAGCACAAACAAGGACTTTGAGAGAAGTATATCATTTTATTAAATGTCAAATGGAGTATTTAATAAAATTCGATGCTAATACTATTAATACTAATACTAATACTAATACTATTAATACTAATACTAATACTAATACTAATACTAATACTAATATTAATACATACTTCATAAATATTTTAGACGGAGACGAATGTTTTCATAATATGGATAAATTTCTGTATTTATTAAATAAAGAACAATACAAGCATATTCAAAAATATGTATTTATTGGTAGTTTATATGATTTCCAAAAAAAAGGCATCATTAATTGTATAAATGGTTAGTTTATGCTAATGTATCAAAATTATCTAATATATATTCAGTAATAGCATATACCAAGTCAAATGATATTCGTTTTCTCGCAATATCTTTACTCTCTCTATAATTGGTTAAAAACAATGAATTATATTTTTTTCTATGTTCCTCTAAATAGTTATTGAATTTTATTACTAATTGTTTTTGTTTAATTATATCTATTTTGGGTTCAATTATTAAACTAGCATATGTTCTTGCTGTTTGGTTTGGTGTTTTATCTATATATATATCTTTGGTTTCAACAAAGGATAGACCAATTTGTGATTTAATATTATCATCAATACATTTTACTAAAATATTAGTATTACATTTATCAATATTTTTGTTTGTTAAACGTGTAATTTTATAATTATTTTTTAATTTTAAATTGTATATAGCACCACCAATCATAAAATTATTTGTGCTGTTTAATTCTGTTTGTATAATAGTTTTTGAGGGATATACAGTAATATTTAATATATTACTATTTTCATTAGTATTTTCATTAGTATTTTCATTAGTATTTTCATTAGTATTTTCATTAGTATTTTCATTAGTATTTTCTTTTAATTTCAGTTTCAATTCAAATTGAAAAGAGCAAATAGTGTAAGTTGTATCATCAAAAACTTGTTCTTCAAAAATATTTAATAATAGCACATTATATTTTTCTAAAAATGCTTGTCTTAAGTTAATATCGGAATTACGTATTGATGACCAGAAATTTAATGGAATTATAAATATTCCACCTAAGCAAACATTTGTCAAAATTTCTTTAATTACGCATTTATATAAATCATTTACGTCATATTTATCAAACAATAATTTATTCGTACATTTATTTCTGGCTAAATATGGTGGGTTTGTTATTAAATATTTGTTATTGTAATTTGGTGGGTTTTTAATAGTATCTTGTTTAATTATGAAACTTTTAGTAGGTTCTATATCATAACATTCAATATTATAGGTAACATTATTATTTACTTGTTCTTTTTCTATAAAACTAATTAGATCACCATTTCCCGCAAATGGTTCTATGATGTTAATAATATAATCAGGAATTTTCATATTTTGTAAAATATATTCGTGATGGGTTGTGTAAAATTGACCCAATATTTGTTTGCTTGTATTTTTTTTTTTAGTATTAACTAATAATGTAGTGTCTTCTTGTATGTTCATATTATTTGTATTAAATATATTGAATATATATTTAAGCAATATTTAATTCAATTTTACCATTTATAAAAATATAAAAAATAAATTATAGCAATATATAATAAAAATATGTTATTGGAATTTAAACATTTGAGAGATTCAAATATGGATTATTTTGAACATATGATTACGTCTTTAAATTATTCTTTTATATTGTTTATTTCTTGTATTAAATCATTAATCCATTCATTTGTTCCTGACTTATTTGTTACATCAACAAGTGAATGTATATTAGAAATTAATAATAAATTAATAAGGCACAATAAAAAAGATTTTGAAAAAAGATTTTGAAGAAAAATTGACTAAGTTTTACTATTGAGTTAAGAAAATAATATAAACAGCACAATGATTATAGATGACGAGTTAATTGACAAAATGAATAAAACAATAAAGCAAATTATTATGAATAGCGAGAACATTACAAAATACTTAGATTTGTATAATTATCCTAGCGATTGCTATGAGACTATGGATGAATATATTTTAGATAAATATAATTATGAATTATTTGGGAGAAATGTGTTTTGGAAAGAGTTTGAAACTATTGGACTTAAAGAAATTCATAATTTTATACCCAGCATTATAAATATATCACATTGTTATAGTAATTATTATGAAGTTATTAGTTGGATTCAAAATGGAGAATATTATAAATTAATAAGTTTGTATGCTTTAAGCACGTCATATAAAATTATAAAAACCAATATTGCCACTATTAAAATGACTTGGTTTAATAACGATGCTACAAGTCTTTCCGATCCTATGTAAATAATATGTTTAACACTACTATTTTTGTAATAATAAAATATTAAAATTTTATGTATTAATATATATATAAACAATGGAATTTAGAGATAAACCATATATAACAGCAATAGCAACAAATTATAAACTAGTAAGAGCACTAACTATGACTGTTGATGAAGAAAAAAATATACCAATAGTAGATATTGAAAAATTTATTGGTGAAATTTTTACAGGATTTAAAGTAATTAAACTAACTGAACCTGAGACTAGGGTGCATATAAGAGAGTGGCCTGGCATGGCATCGGCTCTAGTAGTAGAGGGAACAAGAACAATTATGGCAAGCCAAATGTATGACGCAACATTTAATCCAGAAAAATATAAAGGAGTTACAACATATGGTCAGTATTATTCTAGAAGAAAAGAAATAGGTGGGAGCAGAATTACTTGGTTAGGTGCGCCTGCTATAGTTTACACTTACAAAAATAGAGCAAGATTATCGCAATTTTTAAGCAGTTCTCTAGTTCTTAATTTAATGTTTTGGATTACAAGTTTTAGTAGTGCTAAATGTTTTGACGATTATGGTGTAGATGTAGAGACGCAGTTTCCTGGATATTTGCGAACTGAACTTTTACAAAAAATTGAAACATATAAAGAACAAGGAATTAGAGATACAGATAATCCTGAAACAAAATACATATTTGCTTTTGATATTGATGATACATTGTGCAAACAAGCTGAAGAAGAAGGAGAAGAAGGAGAAAAAGGAGAAGAAGGAGAAGAAGGAGAAAAAGGAGAAAAGACAAAAAAAAAAACTAAGAAAAAAAAAGATTTATCCGTAGAGAAAACACCCCTGAGCTTTATAAGGAATATTATTGATAGAATGAAACAAATTATACAAAGTGAAAATTATGTTTGGATTATAACGGCAAACAACTATCCAAAATATCAATTTTTTGATATATATTTTGCTGATTCTCAAGATAGAGAGTTCTTTAGTAAATCAGAATATTTTTTTTATATGAATAATACTAATATTTCACTAATATATGAAGACGCCAAACAATTTTTCCCCGACGATGAACGTCTTGATAAACCACGTATTATAGATAAGGTTCATAAAGAAGGATTAAAACCTCATGCATTATATGCGCAAAGTTTAATTGAAAAATATAACTATAATACAAGACATCCGGATAGTAAAATAGGTAGTTTTCATATATATTTATTTGACGATAATGATGCTGAAACACTCAAAGATAATTGTGATAAATTTGATATAAAATTTAAACATGTTACAGATTTTACTGAAGAAAAACCTGTTTTAGTAAATTATTTAGATGATATTTTAGGTGAAGAGAAACTTATTTCACCAGAACAAACACCAGAACAAACATCAGAACAAATACCAGAACAAATACCAAGAGATAAAATACAGACAAAAGCAGTAGATTTATATTGTAATAGACACGAAAAATTACAACAATTTTGTAAGAAACCAGAATTTCAAAAGAGCAATACATACAAAAATTATTATGAAAATCCAGATCAAATTCAAGATCAGGGAGAGTTTTTAACAAGTTTAGATGAGTCTATTGCACGAATTATGGAAGAAGATGCTAATTTAAAAAGATTTAATAAACAGCATGACAGAAATTATTATCAAAGATATAATGAAATGTACTCTTATGTTTATCCTTGGGATATAGAAGGTATAGAAGTTGGTGCTGTTGATATAAAGACATTACAAGCAGTAGAAGATAGAATAACACTCGAACGACAAAATGTTAAAACTGAATTACAAGCAATAATTGCCGATGCCAACTTGAAAGATAGCTTTAAAAGAATAAATATGATTATATATATTATTATAAATAATCCAGATTATGCAAATATAATTTATGATTATATAAATAATAAAAAAGGTCTAAAAATAACATACACTTTATTTTTATTAACTAAACTAATATTATTGTCAAAATGTAATATAGATGATATATTTACAAATAAAAAATTCGAGTTTTCTCTAAGTGATGATGAAGAACCCATTAAAAAATTAGTTGAGGAAATTATAAAAATTATGGAAGAACCATTAGAATTTTATGAATATACTTTTGATGAAAAAGGAGGTTTTGAAATGAAAAGTATTCCAATTATAAAGGGCAAAAAGGAAACTAGAGAACCATTTATGAGAAGTAAAGATCTTATGTTATTTCGAGAAGATGATGCGAAAGTTAGAGCAAAATTCAGAGGTATTTTGTGCACAAAAGAATCTGAACTTCAATTAAGCAATCAAACAACCGTAAGACCGTCTTCTGTGAGTAAAGTTTTGACAGGTGGCAAACAAACAAGATATAGAAGAAATAAATCTAGAAGAAATAAATCTAGAAGAAATAAATCTAGAAGAAATAAATCTAGAAGAAATAAATCTAGAAGAAATAAATCTAGAAGAAAACATAAAAAAAAATTGATTTCTTTTAAAAAGTTTAAAGTTTAAAGTTTATATATATATAATAGTTATATAATAGTTATATATATTTATGTAACTATAACTCAAGTATATGAAATATACTTAATATTATTGTTTTCTTTATGAATTTCATATATAATTTTAAAACCTTCAAAATTTAACTCATGGATTCGGCAACCATAAAAGAAAATATTACTATTATTACAAAATAGTCCATTTACAAAAAACGATGATCCCCAATCTAAAATTATATTTTGTGAGGAAACTAATAATTTAATTTGTTCTTTTAAATCTTTTGTATTAATAGTATCATATTCCGTATAATTCTTTCCTTCCAATAGTTTATATATTTTATCATAATTTATTATTCTATCATTAGCAGCATAATTTTCTTTTTTAGATCTTGGAAAAAATAAATTATCAATGGTTTTTTCTAGTTGATATATTATATTACAGTTTCTAAGAATTAAATTTTTGAAGTTTATTATTAATTCTTTAAACATGTTTTGGTCTTTAATTTGAACGGTATTAATATAATGTGGTTTTGTATTTATACAAATATTATTACGCGGGATATTTATATAAACTGTTTTACTATCATTAATTTCTTTATTATCTAACCAATATATGTCATTTTCATTTATATTTAATGCTTTAAAAAATAAATTTTTATAACTTTTTTTTGGATTTTGTTTTACTAATAATTTTAATTCTGGATATTTAGATTTTAATTCAAAAAAATAAGATAAATATATTGCAGACTCATAAATCCAATGACAAAATGCTGAATCAAAACACGTTTCAAATAATAAGAAAAATAATAATTGATTACTATCTTTATTGTTATTGTAATATTCAAAAAAAAGCTCACTTGTAGATATATTACATGTTTGTGATTTTACATTTTTTCGTATTTCAAATATATGATTATTAATAGTTATGTGTTGCATTATAATATATAAATTATTAAATACTAATTTATTAAATACTAATTTATATATATATTATTAAATACTAATTATAGTAAAAATAATAAAAAAAAATTGATTTCTTTTAAAGTTTAAAGTTTAAAGTTTAAATGGCAACTTCAGCACTTATTATGATGAGTCTTCTTAACAATAGCACAATGTCAAATATGTTTGACATAACAGCACAAGAAAAAAACAAACTTCAACAAATTAAGAAGCAACAATGCGAAAACATGCGCTATCAAATGAAAGACTGTAGAGCATCAATGTATAATAATATTCAAAAAACATATAATCCAAAATCAAATTCAAGACATTATAGTTATTTTAATTATAATATTGTAAAGGAATATAAGCGTTAAAAAAGTTAATGTAAAAAAGTTAATAGTGTAATTTAATTAAAAATTTTTTTTTGTAAGCAATATTAATTATATAAATTCATAATTTTATACCCAGCATTATAAATATATCACATTGTTATAGTAATTATTATGAAGTTATTAGTTGGATTCAAAATGGAGAATATTATAAATTAATAAGTTTGTATGCTTTAAGCACGTCATATAAAATTATAAAAACCAATATTGCCACTATTAAAATGACTTGGTTTGACAATGATGCAACAAGTCTTGGCACTCAATAATTATATATTATTATATTATTATATTATTATATATACTATGGTTAAAAAAACACTTAGACGTAAAAAAACGGGTAAAAAAAATAATAATATGAAACATATTAATAAATCTCGTCGTCAAGGACGAGGCATTAATTATAATATACAAAAACAATTAATTAAATTGTGCTATACACAAAGTTGGGATACTTATGATGATTTAGTTCAAACTATTATAAGTAATGACGACTATTTAACAGATTTTTTTGAGTCTTTATCTAATTATAAAGGTAATAATTGGAAATGTTTAGAAAGATGCTATGAAGAAATTCTTCCTCATGTTTTTGATAATGCTGTTGCTAATAATTTTACTTATTATTCAGGTCATGATATTAAACAATTATTAGTTAATTTATCTGACTATCCAACTATGCAAGAAAAATTAGTTTATATTATTAAAGATAACACAGATGTTCGTGAAAAGTTGTATTCTCATTTAAATAATAATATTCATAACTTTAGTCGAAATACATTAAATAAATTACAAACACCTATTTCACAATTACAAGAATTAGCAGTACAAGATGCTTGGAAATATCAATCTTATATAAATACAAATCTAGAGAGACGACATGGTATAAGTCATGTTTCAATACGTCGGTTTAGTGCTCAAGGATATTAATAACAACTAGTAATAATTTATAAAAAAAATTGATTTATTTTTTTATAAATTATTTAGCATTATTAATGATGACTACTGCAGTAATTCTAATGAGTTTAGTAACAACTAATAGCAATGCTATGTCAAATTTGTTTGCTTTAAATTATTTAAAAACACAAGAAAAAAATAAGATTCAATATTTTAAGAAGAAACAATATGAAAATAAACGTAATTTAATGAGTAATAATAAGAAAATAGACAAAACTTTAATAATTTTGATATTATTAAAGAATACAAGCATTAAAAATATTTATAAGAAAAAATAGCATTAGTGTATTTAAATATAATTAATATTTTTTTTTTAAGAATCAAATTATTACGCAAATTGTTTAAATAAATTATATAATAAATTTATATAGTATTTATAATATAAAATGACAACAACTAATGATTTGTATAATGTGACTTTACATAATTTTGAGAATCATAATAGTATAAATAATTCAATAGCAAATAGAAATTTTCCATCAAATAATTTAGCAATGAATTTTTCATTTAGACCGGTAAATACAAAATATACTTTGATGCCTACTTATAATCACCCTATTGAAGCAACCATTCCTATAAATAATAACGCATTATATGATGTAAGCAATACATTTTTCCCAGGAACGCGAAAACCACATTTTTACGGATTTGCTACAAACGTTGATAAAGAATCTACTTTAAGAAACCAATTTTTTGCTTTACAAAAAGCAGACCAAGTTGCCTATCTTCCAAATACTAATAGCGATTTATATGAAAATAATATTAATTTTTTAACACACAATGCTAATTTAGACGCACAGTTATTATTTAAAGAAGAAAGTTTTAATGATTTTAATCCAAATATATCAAATTCAATTGGAAATGAAATATTTTATAACTCAACACGAGTTCAATTAAAAGATTTAAAATAAAGTTTATTATAATACGTAAGTTATGAAACAAAATAATAAAAATAATAAAATTAAGAAGTCAAAACAAATGAACATAGTAAATATAGATTTAGAAGTTAAAGAAGTTAAAGAAGTTAAAGAAGTTAAAGAAGTTAAAGAGGTTAAAGAGGTTAAATCCATTGAATCATTTATAAACAATATAGACTTGTTATATTTAACAAACCAAGTTCAACATACAAAAACAAATAAATTAGAAAATTTATTGAACAATAATAGTTTATTAAAAGAAATATTTGATAATTTAGAAGACAATATTAAAATATATAAGGAGCAAATTCTAAAATACAATAATTCTACTTTAGAAAAACTATTGACTAGTAATACTAGTAATACTAATAATAGTACTAATACTAATACTAATACTAATACTAATACTAATACTACTAATACTAATACTAATGAAAAATATAAAATGTATTATTTATTATATGTATTAAACTTAATATTACATTTAAAAGAAAAAAAAATGAAAAACATAATAAAAGACGAATTAAAAGAGTACTCAAACAATAGTTTAAATAATCAAACAGTCGGCGATTTTAATATAACAACTGAAACAATTAATTGCATGTGTCCAACTGATACATCAAAAAAAATACAAAATTTAGATTTATTTGTTGTAAGAAAATCAAACAAATTTAATAAGAAAATACTTCCACAAAAAAGGGAATAATTTTTTTATAATTATATATTAATTAGCAACATTATAATTATAATGTTTGATGTTAAAAACAATATATATAACAAATTTACAAAAACATTAAGAAACTCATCGAAGAAAATGCGTTTGTATAAACAGAAACCTAAAAAAAGTCGAAAATATAATAAACAATTCAATAAACTTAAATGTTCGCCATATCAAAATAAAAATGTAGACCAAGAATTGAAAGATTTTACATGCTATTCTAGAAGCAACTTACAAGTATTTAAAGATGTATGGAATGCTAATAATAGTGACAAAATAGTAACAAATAATAGCAAAGAAATATGGGAATACTTTAAGAACAAATTAGATAAGCAATGTTATGATGAATTATGCTGGTTAAAAAATACTCCATTAAATAAAGTACATAACAGTGATTTGTTAATAAAAGAAATATTCAAACCTTTTTCTCCTGATACTTGGTCTAGCAAACCAAATACATGGTTATCCAGCGTTGATATAATAAAAATAATGAAGCAATATGAAAAATCCAATAAAAATTTCAAGTTTATAGGACCATCACCTATAGATTTTGATTCAAAAGAATTATTTTCAACTTGTGTATGGGAGCAATTATGTAATTTTAATTTAGAGGAACATATAAAAAATAATATTACTAAAATTGGCGTAATATTTAATACCGATCCTCATAGTAAACCTGGACAACATTGGATTTCACTATTTTTAGACTTGGACAAAAAATTTATTTTTTATTTTGATAGCAATGGAACTAAAACACCAAAACAAATCAAAGTTTTAATTGACAGAATAGTAAATCAAGCACATAATTTAAATATTAAATTAATTGCCGATAATAATGAAGGATTCACGCATCAATTTAGCGATGGACAATGCGGTATGTATTCGTTATATTTTATAATAGAATTATTACAAGAAAATAAAACATATAATTATTTTAAAACTACGCGTATTAAAGATGAAACTATGAGAGAATATAGGAAAAAATATTACAATGAAGCACATATAAAATTGAATTCACTATTTAATGATTAATTTTTTACTTGCTCTTGTTCTTCGTGTTCGGCAATTAAATATGGACTAACACTAGAAATTTTAGTATTATTTTTCTTAGTCAAATCTAATTTAGTTAATATATAATGACCACAAGGACCACAATTGTCTTCATTTGCCAAATCTATTTTTTTGTTTAATTTAATAGCGCATCGTTCTTGACTCCATCGCCCAAGAGGCCCCACTTCATTTAAAAATAACATATTAAATAGCGTCTTGCTATATAAAAACTTGGTTGCTTTTGTAAAGGGCATTATGCTTATTATTATACTATAAACAAAGCTAGTATAATAATAAATCAATTTTTAAATAATATGGTAAGCATAAATAAAATTGAAATAGTTTTTTTAAAAACAAGTATAGCAAAACAACGCATAATTAAACTATGAACTATATCCTTGCATTTTTGTTTAGGCTAATTATTACATCACACGCGATGTCATTAGGAAAGGTTTATCCTACGCGTCTTCCAGTTAAGACCTCTTCAAGTCATTGTGTTGTAAAAACTATTTCTGAATTGCCCGAATTTGCCAATCTCATTTCAGACGTTGATACTAGTCGTCGATATTTAGAACTTCGCGATGGCATCAATGAAGCCAAGGCAAAGCACTTCACATTTCGGACTATGTGTGGAACTACGTATTCAAGTGTTTTTGGTATTAAATAAAAATGTTATGAATATTTATTCTAAAAGTTTTAAGCAGACTCGCGTTTCCATTTATCATACGTTGGTGCCATTCTTAATATCGCAAAGTCTGGGTTTTCATTAAAATCAGTAAGAAGTCCCTCATAATCTATAGATTGCTGTGATGCAAATCTTTTTACACCTTTTAACATTTAAAACGCCGATTTTATAGATATTACCACATCACTCTATAGCATTGCATTTGTATTACGGGGGGCAATTGGTATTAATTGTCCCAGTATTATTGATGTTGGTACCCGTGAATGTTCCAGCTCCACACGCTCCCCCATTTGAAGTACTAATCGTGCCGCCCGGGGTGTTGAAAATTGTGCCGCCTGTGTTGTTTATTGTGCCGCCCCCATAAGTATAGATAAATCCGATGGTGGCAATTGTGCCGCCGCTGTTGTCAATTGTGCCGCTGTTGTCAATTGTGCCGCTGTTGTTATAGAGATAGCCGCTGTTGTCAATTGTGCCGCTGTTGTTGATTGTGCCGCCGCTGTTGTTCTGGATTGTGCCGCCGCTGTTGTTAATTGTGCCGCTGTTGTTAATTGTGCCGCTATTCGTTAATGTTTGCCCTTCAATAATCCCCAATATAGTACCAACCGGTATATTTAATATTTGACACGCCGTAATAGTCTGGTTGCCATTTAATATATAAGTG